CGGGCGCTGAAGCGAGAGTGGGGGCGCCCGTTAAAAAATTATGTTTGAAAAAATATTTAAAGGATTAGAGCGTGCTCATGGTTGTACCAAAGTTACAGCACCGGCAGAAAACGGTGTCAAATTAAAGGGACAATCATTCGTAGTACGTCAACCAGTGACCACGGAACTGTGGACCATGCATTTAAATGGCACACAGAGTCTTGGTATTATACCTATTAACGAAGATAATCAATGTGTGTGGGGTTGTGTTGACATAGATTCATACGCAGGATTTGATCATAAAAAACTAATTGATAAAATAAAACAATTTAAACTGCCTTTGGCTGTGTGTAGGTCAAAGAGTGGAGGGGCGCACGTCTTTCTGTTTACAGATCAACCCGTATCTGCAGAAAGAATGAGAGACAAACTAACAGAAATAAAAACACTACTAGGATACGGCGGATCAGAAGTTTTTCCAAAACAAATACAATTAAAATCAACAGACGACACAGGTAATTTTTTAAATTTACCATATTTTGGTGGTGATAACACAACACGTTATGCATTTAAACAAGATGGTGAGGCTGCAACACTAGAAGAATTTTACACACTTTACGATGAAATAAAACAATACGATCTTGATTTTGTAAAAATAGAAAGACCTAAGTCAGAGTATGATGATGCACCACCATGTATAGAACTTATGGCATTAAATAAAATTCCAGAAGGTGGTAGAAATAATTCTATGTTTCATTTTGGTGTGTATGCTAAAAAGAAATGGCCTGCGGAATGGAAAAGTAAGATGACATTGTTTAATGCAACAGCATCAACTGTGCCACTTAGTGAATCAGAAGTAGAAATAATTAAACGTCAACACGATAAAAAAGATTGGGGTTATAAATGTAATGATACACCAATGTGTAACTTGTGTGATAAAAAATTATGTAGAGAAAGAAAGTTTGGTATTGGTGA